GCCGTCCTGATAGATTGTGAATTGACTTGTGACGATGTACAGGCCCGCCTCATCGCCGTTTTCGGCGACGGGTTCCTGCAAGGTTCCGTACTGGGTGCAAATGACAGTCGCGCCCGCGAGGAGTCCGACGTTGTTGCGGATCTCATCGTCGAGCGTCGTGGCTGCGCTCACGTCGTCACTGATGGCGTTAAACGTGACGTCATAGGCAGATAGCGTGTTTTGATTTCCGAGCGCGACGCGCGTGCCCGATTGAATCTCAAACGTCATCGCTGGCAGCGTCGAAGTTTGCAAGCGTGTGCCGTAGTACACGCGCCGCCCCGCGGTCGTTTGTGACTCAAGCGTGCTCATGATATCGCTAATGAGGGACGTGGCGCTCATGCGATTTCAGTGCAGTCAATGACTGCAACCCTCCGCCGTTGATCCATGTCGCGGATGCCGTTAATACGCAGCACTTTTGTGCCGTACTGCAAGCGATCGATCGCGGTGACGGTCAACCGCGCAATATTCGGCCAACGCGTACGAATTTCATACGCGCCAACCACAGCCACGCCGTCACCGTATGACGTTTCCACTGGCGCCGATTCGCGCACGTCGCAAACGATTGTGCCAACGTTGGTGAACGTCGTAACGCGGCGGCCGAGCGAGTCGGGGCTATTGCCAGACGCGCGTAGCACAATCAATCGGAAACGCGTGAGGCCCGATGAGATCATCGGAAAGGCCCTCGCACTCGCAGGTGCTCAAGCATAAACTGAGCGCCGAGCGGCACTACCGACAGCGCGACGGGCTGCGCAGCTTCGGGGTTGTTGTAGTACAGGCCGACCAACGAAACGATGGCTTGCACCACCTCGTTTGGTTCGGTCGAGTAGCCGCCGACATACGTGACGGTTGCGAGCGTGCCCTCTTTTATCGCGGGCTCGTCAAGGAACTCGAGCGCTGCAAGATCCTGCGACAAGTCCACCCAGTAATCGGTACCGCTCGTCATCGTCACCGTTGAGCCGCCAGTGCTCGTGTACGTCACCGACGTGAGCGATACGTATGGTTGCACCGCGAACACCGTGCGCTTCCAATCTCGCAAGTACATCGTGCGCGACGATTGGGTGAGCGACAAGCCCGTGTAGCGCTCGACCCACGACGTAGCGACACCGATGAGCCGGGTAAGCTCGGTGTCATCGTCGCTGTAGTCGATCTTCAGCGCCGTTTTAACGGTTGCAAGTGTTACAGCCATGAAACCCGCGCTAGGGGTTTCCCCCCAGCGCGAGCGAAAGGTAAGAAATGTTTAGCAGGTGATCGCAGCGAACGCCGAAGCATTCATAATGTGCGAATCGGTTCGTGCGTACGTGTAGAGAGTGACCTGGTGAGTGCTCGCCGCCGAGTACGGGTCAACAAGCGAGGTCATTCCGGTGCGGTCGAAAATTTCAAAGTAGTTGAAATCGCCGACCACTGCAAACACGTTGTTGTTTGTTGTTGCTGTGCGTACGTACTGACCAACGCTATACGGCACACCGTAAAGCAAGCCCGGAGCGCCGCCGACCATCGTGCCAGCGTTCGATTGTGCTTGCGTCCAGATGTATTCGGTAGAGCCGCTCGTTACGACGCTGTTCTTCAACTTGCGAGCGACGCGCACGAACGTATCAGAGAGAAGCCAACGGAACCGCGGCGAGTTGCGATACTGCGGCGCAACAAGGTGAACCGTATCGATGACGTTGTCGGCGGTCACAGTGGTGACGGCGAGGCCTCCAAGGTCAGTCACCTGAGAAAGCGCCACCAGCGCGGTGTTCATCGCCGAACCGGCGACCCCTTCCGGTTGGCTCGATCCGGTGCCGATGGTGTACGCCTCTTCCATTTTGAGCGCCATCGAAAGGCCGATGCGGCTTGCGACCCAATCGAGGCCGCTGCCGATGCCGCCTTGGCCGATCGCGTCTTCAATGAACTCTTGGCTCATCTGAGTCGCGCACACGTACTTGTACGGCACCACCGAAATGGCTGTGCCGAAGGTTGGATCGCTTGCGCTGATCGAATTTGCTTCTGTCACGAGCGCCGTGGTAGGAAGGTTGCCCTCAACAGTGATCGTGCGCTTCGAGTCGATCGAAGACACGGGGGCGATCGAGCGCAGCACGTTCGCCTGGTACATCTTCTCAACAATGCGGCGTTCCATGTCAGTCGGAATGCCGGCGCCAGTGGAGCCCGTTGAGAGCGCGCGCATTTCTGCGGCGTCGCCACGCGCGACAGCGTGAAGCCAACGCTTCGCGTACTCAGGGCTTGCAAGATCGTGCTTGACGTCTGCACGTGCGACCACGCCGCGGAACTGCGGTTGCGAGCGTTCCTCTTCAAGTTGCTTCAAGCGCTCTTGCGCTGCCCGAAGCGCCAAGCGGTCTTGGTTCATGCGCTCGACGGCGTCCAGGTCGGCGTCGATACGCGCGATCTTCTCACGCTCTTCGCCGCTGCCGCGGATCTCAACGTGGTGCGTCTTTGCACCAGTGCGAGCGGCGAACGAGTCGAGGGTCTTGCGGTACTCGTGAACGGTGTTTTCGAGGTTGGTCAACTCTTCAGACATGGTTCTGCATCCTGTGCTTGTGGATTTCGAGCCGCAGACGGGCGGCCTCCGTTGCAGCCGCGGACACGCTCCGCAGGCTCGAATTGGTCTTGTCGCCGTAGGCAGCGTCAACCACTACGCTCAACTCAACGAGTCGAGCCGCGGTCACGGTGCGTTCAGTGCGTCGCGGGTTCCACTCGTCGCGATCGACGTAGAAACCAAACGACATTTCGCCGCTCAAGTCGCCGCGCTCGAGCATCGCCCGCACGTCGTTGCCGACGCTCGTCTCGGCGAGATCCGCGGTAAAGCGCAGTCCGCTCGCAGTGTCGTTGAGCGTCAGCGTGCCGCTGCGCGTGCGAGCAAGCAACGCGCTCGCGTTGTGGTTGAAGAGCAGTTTGATGTCAGCGCCGGCGAGGTCGCCGAAAGCGCCACGCGAGATGCGCTCTTTGAACTGCGGGTTGAATGGTTCGGAAATCTCACGCGACCACTTGCCGTACGGGATCGCGAGCCCTGAAAGCGTGCGGCCGGCTGGCGCACCGATGGTGACGCTGCGACGTTCAAGCGAAGTCATCTACGCTCCCTGCGCTCGTGTCGCTTCCGAGGTTGGTAGTGCCGCCGCCCGCGCCCATGTTCTTGGCGAGGATTGGATCGTCGAGCCCGTCGAGCGGCGCAAGGTTCAGGTACTCACGTGCTTCGTTTCGCGTGATTACTCCGGACTCGACGCCCGTGCGAAGCGCCGCCATTTGCTCGGCGAGCGACGGCCGAGAGATCATGTCAGCGTCAAACGTCGCCGAACCAAACGGCGCAAGCTTCGCGACGATTTCGGCCGACCACGTCGAGAACCAGTGCTGCAAGCACGCGTCCACGTACATGCGAGACAGCCACTCCATCGAGCCGTAGGCGTTTGCACTGTGCTCGCTCAGGTACGACGTCGGCACGCCGTAGATGCGCGATACGTCCTCGACGCTGTAACGACGCGCGGCCGAGATTCCGGAATCATCGAGCGTGCTGCTAATACGCTCGACTTTCATACCTTCAGAAAGCACCAACGGTTTGCCCGCATTCGCGGCGCCCGCGTGGTGCTTCATGTAATCCTCGAGCACCATTTGACGTGCAGGGGCGCCCATCGGCCCGGGCGACACGATGGCAATCTTTGGGTTGCCAGCGTTCTTCATCACTTCCAGTTGCGCTTGCTCTTGCGATGCGAGCACGCTGAGCGACGTGCGGCACAATCGCACTGGCGACTCGCCCCACAACCCGTCAAGCCCGATGGCTCGAAGGTGCAGCATTGATGACATCGGAACATCACCGTAGAGCCGCGTCTTGTAGACCGGCTCGGGCTTTGTGAGATCGAGCGTTACGCTTTCGATATCGAGCGGCAACAACTCAAGCAACTCACCACCGAGGGTGCGGTTAATCACGGCGAACGCGTTGCCGTATAGCAGCGCTTGCATCGTGAGCGATCGGCGAAACTCAAAGCCATTCTGCCAGCGGTTCGGTTGCTGAAGTAGAGCGTTCGCGGTGCGCTCGCTTACGTCGAGCGGTACGCGTGCCACGTCGTTGGCGATGAGCGAAGCTGCGCGGTAAACGGGCGTGTAGGCGAGCGCCGTGCCCGGGGTGATCGTGGGCATACCCACCGAGTCGAAACTCGTGGGGAGAAGAACGCCGTGCGTCCCCCAGTGGCCAAGCCATCGTTGCAACAGTGCACGCAGCATGGGCGTATTTGGTGGGCTGCGCTCGTGCAGCATTACACCTAAACGCTATTGTTTGAAATATTCTTCAGCCTCTTCGTCATAAACGCTGCGCTTCGCGCCGCCCCAAACGTGCGTCGCAATGATGGACGCCACAAGCGGATCAATGGCACAGAATTCCCGCGACTTAATTGGTCGAATGTTTCCATTCTGATCGCGCTTAGCGTGCGCGTCGGCACACGCACGGCGCAAGATCGGGTCATCGCCGATCACGAGCCGCGAGCCCGCCCATAGGTTTTGGAACAGGTTGCATCCCGGCCCGAACGTGGCGATACCCATGCGGTACACCACCAGCGGCACGCCGTCGGTTTGCAGTTGCTCGGCGAGATACTTCGAGCCCCACGCGTCGTAGCCGACGGCCTTGACGTCAAACTCGTCGCGCAGGGCGAGGATTTGCGCCCGCACCGAGTCGTAGTCGATTTCGCGCCCTGGCGTGAGCGTAATCTTGCCATCAGAAGCCCACGATCGGATCGGGTAGCGGTAGTCCAGTTCGCGCTGGGCGACCTCGGCCCGAGGCCACCAGTAGTGACCGCGGAGCGCCACGCGGCCGTTGTCGAGCGGCACGGCCACGACCATAGCCGTCATGTCGAGCGATTTGGATAGATCGAGGCCCACCCACGCGGGCTTTCCTTTGAGGGCTTCCCAGTCAATGCGCTGACCGCCTGGCCACAACGACATATCGAGCCATCCGCCCGTGTTCTCGTCACACCTGGCGGCGTGGTAGCGGGCGAATTCGCCCCGCCCCATCGCGCTGCGCTTCATCGTGTTCCAAGATCGCTTCAGGCTTACAAGGTCGGGTTGGCCGTGTTCGAGGCCGGGGTTTGCTTTTACCCAGGTTGATTCATCCTCGAGCGGGTCGGTCGGATCAAGCCCGTACAGCATGGGCAGCACGGTGTCATCGTCAAGTTCCCCGGACAGAATGGCTTCGCCCTGCTTGACTAGTTCGGCGTAGTGGTTCTCAGGGTTGCTGCCTGGCGTGGTGATGATCACCCCGGTGGATTCGCGGCGCTTCGCGCCGGTGGTCAGCAACTTGGTTAGGAAGCGGCCCTTGAACTCGGCCGCCTCATCGGCGATCCACAACGACGGGTTGAGCCCGTCAAGCGATCGCTCGAGCGCTGGCAGTGCGGTCATTTGACAGTCATGCTCGAGGCGGAGCACGGCGTGTGCGCGGGCGATGAGCGTGGGGTCGCCTAGGCGCTGCGCCATGGTGCGGGCGGTGTCCAGGCAGATTTCCGCTTGCTCTTCGTTGTTCGCGATGACGTGCACGCGTCGGCCCTCGCCCGCGAGTAGGTCGAACAAAGCGAGCCCGGCCATGAGGGTGGTTTTGCCGTTGCCGCGAGCGACTTGCACCATCGCGAGTCGGCAGCGTCTACGGCCGTCAGGCAGGCGCCAGCCAACGATGTTGGCGAGCACAAAGAGCTGCCACGGGTGCAACTCGAAGGGCTTCCCTGAATCCTCGCCGACGAGATTGAGGGAGCGGAAATGCTTGGCCACGCGCTCGAC